CTCGGTTCCATCGACGACACCAGCGACATGGTATACAGTGGTACTGTAAATGCTTCATCATTGACTACCAACGATGGTATCGTCATCTGCGGGACAGCGGAATCATATAGCGGTACACAGGCATTTACTGTCAACGGTTCCGCAGTAACTCAACGAGTTGCTAATGCCACTACGCAAAATCCAAACCAGTATGCTGGTGTGTACATTGGCAGTATCTCTCAAGCGACTGCTGGTATGGCAGGGGACACCACTCTCACTGTAGCGCAAACAACCAATCCAGGATCTGGTGACTCGTTTCGTGCTGGTTGTGCGGTGTTTCGCCTCGTCAATGCTGGCATACACAACGTGGTTAGTTCGGCAGTCAGCACGCTTGAGAACGAGGCAACTGGACCTAGATCCATTACTCGTTCCGTGACAGCTTCCTCGGAGCAGATTATTTTCGTTGCTGCTCACTGCGGTCAGGGTGATGCCACTACTGGTACTCTCTCGACCAACAGTGGAACTATGACTCGATATGAGGGTGTTTCCGAGTCGTTCGGAAATGGAGAATATGCTGTGGTCACAGGTGCGACCAATCCGACCATCACATGGTCCACCACTAATAGTGGTAACACTCAGGGTATGGCAATTGCTTGTTGTGTGTTCGGTTATTAAGTAAATCAGGATGACTAAATAGAGTTATATTTTACTCGTAATAGGTAAGAAATGTCTACATTAAAAGTCGAGTCTCTCAGGCACTATGATGCCGATTCAGATGCACTGACTCTCAGTAGCAGCGGAACCATCACATTCAATGGTACTCTGGTTGGTGCGACTGACTCGGCACAGGTTCAAGCACAGATCGATTCTGCTGCTGTTACGCTGACTGGCGACCAGACTATTGCTGGAACTAAAACTTTCTCTAGCACTCCAAAATCCTCAAATGGGTTTGAAGCAGCAACCGCCTTTAGGTTTACCAAGTCCACCACTAGCGGTACTGACAACGCTTTGTATTACGATAGTGATAACCTTTATGTCGGTCGGGACGTCAAGGATTTAAGGTTCCGCACCAATGGTGGAACCGTTGCGCTTGGTATTGACTCTGCTGGAAGTATCTACACTGGATCGACAGGGTTGGGCGACAAACTCTCTCTATACGATAATAGACTTAACGCCACCAATATGTACGGTCTCGGCATTGGTGGCAGTACTCTATACTATAAGTCGCTCGCGTTTCACGACTTCTACGTTGCGGACAATTATGACGGAGCAAGTCACAAAGTTCGTATCGACGCCCACGGTATTAAATTTCATGGCGACACAGCAGCAGCAAACGCGCTAGACGATTACGAGGAAGGGACATGGACGCCTACGTTAGAATATGGAAGTTGCACAACAACAGGCGCAACTTACACAAAAATAGGTCGTATGGTGTATGCAGAAGTACAACTCACGGCGTTTAGTGATAGGTCTACAGCAGCTGCTGTAAAAGTAGGGGGATTACCTTATAGTAGTTCAAGCACATCTAAGACGGGTAATGTTTCGTTGTCTAGGTATATTAATAGAAGTGGTGATGCCGTTGTATCATATTTAGGTTCATCAAGAAATTATATGCATTTCTATAGTATAGTTGCTAATGCAGATTACCAACAAGTATACCATAGTCATTTGTCTAGTAGTTCCAGTAACTTCTACATTAGCATTATATATGAAACAACATAATCGGAGATTAGAAAATAAATGGCAGTCGTAATCAATGGTAATGGCAATATAACAGGACTCGACGGAGTATTCTCCGCGGACTCTGTCAACACATTGGTTGATACTCGCATTGACTCAGACTCGTTTGTTGAACACAACGAGTTTAATACTCTCTTAGATGCTCGCATTGACTCAGACTCGTTTGTTGAGTTGACTGGCAACCAGACAATTGCTGGTGTCAAGACTTTCTCTGACTCCGCGAATTTTACTGGTGGTCATCTTCGTGTCTATAACAACACTGACTCTGAAGAACAAATTCTTATTGCTGAGGTTTCTGGTGGTTACTCTAATGGCGCTGGTGTTAGCTTGCGGCGTGGTGGCACAGAAATGGGTCGCATCAACGCAGACTATTTTGATGGCATGACTTTTTATGTCACAGATGGTTCTGGCGGTGCCGCTACACAAAAAGCGCGACTATCAACAGGGGGCAGTTTTGTAATTGGTGAAAACGAATCACCATACAATGCGTTTAGTGTGCGCGATAGTGATATGGGATTTGAGGTCAACCCAAACGCCTCGAAAGAAGTCAGATTAAATGCATATGACCGAGCCAACTCAGTCTTTAAAACAATGGCACTGCAAGCTGATCCTGTTGTCATAAGACCAGGTGGTGCTAATGGTGTTGGGTACACTACAATTGATAACGATGGCATCAAGTTTAACGGCGACACATCAGCAGCAAACGGACTAGACGATTACGAGGAAGGAACGTGGACGCCATCCTACGAATCAACTTCTGGTAGTTTTAGTTCGGTTACCCATAGCAACCAATCAGGGTTTTACACAAAGGTCGGCAACGTTGTTACTGCTCAATGTCGTTTAGACACCACCGCGATGAGTATTGGAACGGCATCAGGTTACTTACTGGTCGCTGGTTTACCTTACCAATCAATTAGTGCCTACCAAAGCGGCGATATTTCATATTCTTGGGGATACAGTTCAGTGTGGCCAACTGCGGTCGCAATCCAAGGATCGTCCACCAAGGCATATCTGTTCTCCGTAAAACACTCAGGCAACACCTCTTCAATTGCCCCGTCAAATTTGGGTACTGGGCAAACATACCTTTATTTCGGGATCGTCTACCTAACATTATAATGGAGATAAAAAATGACACTACTTGACTTTCATGCAACATATCAAAGAACTTAATTACCCCTCTCGGAGATTGGGGCGGACAAAAGGAGAAAAGCAATGGCTTTAACAGAAAGAACCGAAGAAGATAAAATCGAAATTGTAGGACAGTACAAGCACGTACAAGTCCGAACAGCAACAGTGATTGAACGCGACAGTGCTGAGATCTCACGATCTTTTCACCGTCATGTGATCGCTCCAGGTGAGTGTGACAGCGATCAGTCTGCTGAAGTACAGGCGATCTGTGCTGCTGTACACACTGCTGATATTATCTCTGCATGGCAAGCGAGTCAAACAGCACTCGACTCAGCATGATGAGAATAGGTAAGTCGCCATGAGTAATAAAAGAAATTTAGGACTTGCTAAATTCGCAAAGAATGTAGATAGCGAAGGAGCATTTGCCTCTACTCTTTTTGATGAAAACTCAACCAAAGAAGCGGTGCATCTCGGGATTAACTCGGGGATCGGCGGCACCCCAAGAATTGGTTTCTTTAATGGCACTGCAAACCAAAATTGGCAAATTGACAACTCAAGTGGTAATTTTCGAGTATTCAAACCTGGAACAGTATACTTGAATATTGACTCAGGTGGTAATGTAACTCCAGGTGCAGACAGTGCACAAAACCTTGGCTCTGCTAGCAAGAAATGGAAGGATCTATTTTTAAGCGGTAGCACAATCAATCTAGGTACAGTGACATTACAAGATCATGATGGCGCATTGCACACGCAACATACCTTTTCGCAAGGTTCTGGTGCGCACACAACAAAGCGATACATCATGCATTGCTCCACCACAGACTCTTCAGAAACAGAGATGTTTCTCTCTGGTACTGATAGTTCTCGAATTCCTGTGGCCACTTCAGCTACATTATTCTATGAGGCGTCAATTGTAGCACGCAGGACAGACGCCACTGGCGAAAGTGGAGCGTGGCACATAAAAGGGTGCGCTGATAATTTTAGTGGTACTGTTGCTGATGTTGGAGACGTCTATGAGGTAGCAGTTGCGCAAGATGATGTTAACTGGGCAGTTGATGCCCGAGCCAGCGATTCTGCAAATGCTGTAAAGATATTTGTGTCAGGTAGCGCCAAAGATGTAAACTGGACAGCAATCGTTTCAACTATAGAGGTATGCGACAGTGCCTAGACGAAGACGTAGTTTCTTTTTCAATAACAGACATAAAAAGTTACTTACCAATACCACTGCTACTGTAAAAACCTCAAGGACAACCTCTACAGCTGGTCTTAAACTTGAGGGATTCTTGGATGCCAATAGTAATCATATTGACATGGGATCCAATAATATCACTGACACCAAAGTTGGGCAGTGGGACACCGCCTATGGTTGGGGTAATCATGCAAGTGCAGGATACTCAACCACGACTTACAGTAACAGCGATGTAGACTCACACCTGAATCAAAGCAACCCAACATCAGGATATGTCTTGAGTTGGAATGGTAGTGACTACGCATGGGTTGCGCAGTCAACAGGATTTAGTGGAAACTATAACGACTTAACCAATAAACCTACCATACCAACAAATAACAATCAACTGACGAATGGTGCTGGTTATATCACTAATGGCTCAAACTATAACGTAAATGATCAATGGTTAAGAGAGAATGGTGATAATGCTAATGTTAAGTTGTACGGTAATAGCCGTCAAATGGTATTTAGAACAGACGGTACCAGTGAGTATTCCACTGGTGTAGGCGGTTATCCGTTTGTTTGGATGTATGGTAGTAATGCCACTGGCGCAAGAAAAATGTATTTGACAACCAGTGGTAATTTAGCTATTACAGGGACAATGACCACTGGCGGTAATATTAATGTTCCTAGCGATACTGGACCTACAACATCTGGTACTTGGGTAAGAAATACAACAGCACATGGATATATTCAATTAGGTCCTGCAAATAGTGGCCATGCTCATATTTACACTGACCGTAGTAATTTCTACTTTAACAAAACTTTATTATATGCCAGTGGTAATCTCATGTGGCATGCCGCCAATGATGGTTCTGGTTCAGGTCTTGATGCAGATACAGTAGATGGTATTCAAGCTGCTTCATTCTTAAGAAGCGATGCTGATGATACTGTTAATGCTGGGGTCACATATACATGGAGTGCTACTAATACACAAGGTTTAGTATTCCAAAATTCTTCATATACTGGAAATTATTTGTATATTGGTGGATGGTCATCCTCAAATTCAAGCGGCATATCACGAATAAGAAACTCGAATGCTAATTTACATATTGACTGCGGTTCGAACGGACACTTATATTTTAATCATTATTCTGGTGGAACTACTTATATCCGCGGAAATACCGCATGGCATGCTGGCAATGACGGCTCTGGTTCTGGACTTGATGCCGATACGTTAGATGGTGTCCAAGGTGCCAATTACATGAGAAATAATTCTGGCACAACAGTTGCTGAAGGAACAACTCATCGATATGAATGTTATGGTAACATTGCCACTAGTGCAGGAACTCAAGCTAGTTTGGAATGTTTCAATAGCGGTAGCCAGACTGACGCATTTATGACATTCCATGTTGGCGGTGATTATGCTGCTTATTTTGGTGTAGATGGTGGCATTAATGATTTGGCCTATGGTGGTTGGTCAGCTGGCGCAGTAAGTCATCGAGTGTATCATGCTGGTAATACACCTAGTCAAACAATAACGGTTGCGGGTATAGGAAGAAATTCTCACCACACTGGGCATTTAGTAGGTTCTTACAACAGTGTTGGTGCAAACAGTTATAAATCAAATCCAATCTATACTATCGGATCAAGTTATAATCCAAGTGATGCCGCTTTGGGTAATATGTATGGCATTGGGTATTCTCATACAAATGCTTCATTTATCACTGGATTTGGTGGTGGATGGGGGATGTATGTCGCCGCAGACGGAGACGCTAGAATCTATTTTGGTGCATCAAGCGGTCACATATATGGTACAGGAAATGTTACTGCATACGCTTCAGACCGTAGATTAAAAACCAATGTCGCCCCTATTGAGAACGCTATTGATAAAGTTAAGAAGATTCGGGGCGTAACATTTGATTGGGTTGACAATATTACTTCTGAATATGATTTTCACCCAGCTTCAATGCATGAGCATGGTGTAATCGCACAAGAAATTCAAGAAGTAATTCCAGATGCAGTAGTCACCGCGCCGTTTAATGGCAACTATGCTAGAAAGAGTGGAGTCGATCACAACTTTCTAACTGTCGATAAAGATAAGATTGTACCGCTCTTGATTGAAGCAATTAAAGAGCAGCAACAACAGATTGAAGAGTTGAAGGAGAAAATAGGATGAGTGTAAGAGCTACATGGTCTGCTCCTGTAGCGGGTAGCAATGCAGTCGATGTTACTTTCTATGATTCAGGAAGGGACCAAACTCACATAAGACAAGTTAATGCTTTGTTTGACAATGGCGTTTACGACTCTGACGCAACTGCGATTAGAATAGCTGAAGTTGGAATAGGAGTCGCGAATAAGATGCGCTGTGGTGCAATTCCAAGAATGGAGGACTCAGCGTAATGGCACTTCAGAGTAGCGGAGCAATCAGTCTCAATGATATCCACATAGAAGCAGGTGGTTCATCTGGCCCGCTTTGTACAATTAACGACTCTGATATTCGTGCACTTATAGGAAAAACGTCAGGCGCTACGTCAGCATTTAATCAATTCTATGGTGCCTCGGCGGTTTCATATTCTGCGTTTGCTACTTGGGCGGCAACTAATTATCCAAGTGTATTGACAGGTGGATACAATTCTGGATCAGGTCGAGTTCAGGCGGGATGTGTCGGTAGTATGTGGGGATCTCCTGCTAATTCTGACACATCAAGTGATAGTGAAGTCAGAGTATGGTCATATCACTCAATACAATCTTCTACTGCTGCTAGTTATATTACAAGTGGTAGTCGATATGTTGTTTATCAAAGAGGTGGATACACTGGGTACGGCGCAGTCTATGGCGCAACAGTGCATGGTTGTTCATCTTCTTCTTGGGACCCTTGGGATGGTTATCAAAACAACTGTTGGTACTATGATTCAAATTTAAATGATTATCGCAAAATGACCACTGGTCGCGGCAGTTTCTCTAGTTTTACAGGACCATAATTATGGAATACAAATTTGAAATATTAAAGGCAGAACCTCGACATAAAGTTATGAATGTCAAATATTCTGCGGAAGGTAAAGACGACTTTTATAAAGTATTCAATCCAATTGACTGGAGCGAAGAAAATATTCGTCATCTGATTCACGACTTTGCTTCAGCAGTAATCCAACATTGGAACTTTCAGGACACAGCACCTGATAGTTGTCCACTAGCTGTGGGTGTCGAAATGAGTGATTCTGCGCAAGCTGCGCCTGTTGATTATCTTCATGAGCACTATGAAGTACCTCCACTCTCCGAAAGAGTACGAATGCAACGCAATGTACTTCTGCAAGAAACCGATTTTCATGCGCTGGGTGACACAACTGTGATTGATTCAGACATGTCAACTTATCGTCAAGCATTGCGTGATGTGCCATCTCAAAGTGGTTTCCCAGAGAATGTAACTTGGCCAACGAAACCTGTATAAATACAGTAAACGTTTTGAGATGTTATCATGGCCAGAAAAGTCAGTACACTATTACCGCAGGGAACTGATACCCTCGAATCTTTACTTTCTCGAGGAGCTACATCTTCATCCACGATTGCCACAAACAACCACACAATTTCTAGTGGCTCAACTGCTGATGCGTTTGTAAAAGTTCAAACTGATAACAGCACACGTGGCCTACTGGTAAAAGATAGTGGCGCGTTCGGGCTGTATGACTACACAAACTCGGCATTTAGATTACTCATTGAAAGTAATGGTGATGTTACTATCGGTGGTAATCTTACTGTGTCTGGCACAGAAACAATACTTAATACCGAAACATTAAATATTGAAGACAATAGAATTGTCTTGAATTATGGAACAACAGGCACTCCTAGTGAAAACGCTGGTCTTGAGGTTGAGCGCGGAACAAGCACTAATGTCATTTTCCGCTTCAACGAAACTTCGGATGTTTGGGAATTTACAAATGACGGGTCGACCTTTTATAATGTACCAAACGATTCGGACATAAAAGTGCCTATTACCAAAACCTACGTTGACTCACTTTCAATCAATGCAGCTACCGTAGATGGTTTCAATGGTATCGGAATCTATGATTCGGCTGGCACGTTGCTCAATTAATAGGGAAGAAAATGGCAGTAGTTAATAGCAGACAAGATTTAATCGATTACTGCTTGCGCAGATTGGGCGACCCAGTAATTGAAGTAAACGTCGACGAAGATCAGATTGAAGACAAGATTGATGATGCAATTCAACTGTATCAGGAGTTTCATTCTGACGCGACTTTTCGCACATACCTTCAGCATCAACTAACAGCTGATGATATTACAAATAAGTATTTCGCTATCTCGTCTAACATTCTTTATGTAACTAAAATGTTCCCCGCTGATTCTACTTTTGTGAACAGCACGAATATGTTTTCGTTTCAGTATCAATTCGCATTGAGTGATTACCATAACCTGTCTGACGTTGGTAGTGGTGGACTAGCATATTATGATCAAATGCAACAATACCTTTCTCTGATTGATATGAAGATCAACGGCACGCCACAAATTACTTTCTCACGTCGACAAAATCGCATTTACATATGGGGTGACATTGAGGACAAGACACTGAAAGCAGGCGACTATGTTTGTGCTGAAGTGTATATGACCGTTGACCCCACAACATACACTAACGTGTATAACGATATGTTCATCAAAGACTATACCACCGCATTGATTAAAGAGCAGTGGGGATTGAATATGTCCAAGTTTGAGGGGATGCAACTTCCAGGTGGTGTTACCATAAATGGCAGAGCGTTGCTTGAGGATGCAAGGCAAGAAAAAACAGACATCCGCGAGCGAATGCGACTTGAGATGGAAGTGCCACCAGAATTTTTTGTGGGGTAATAAATGGCAACCTCACCATATTTTCGACACAATGTAAGAAGCGAACAGAATCTCTATGAGGATTTAATCGTCGAGTCCATTAAGTTCTATGGTCAAGACGTCTACTATATTCCTCGAGAGGTGGTTCATCGCGATATGATCTTCAATGATGAGATCCTATCTCGGTTTGCTTTTGCATATAAAGTTGAAATGTATATCCAGAATGTTGAAGGATATGATGGCGACGGTGACTTATTCTCCAAGTTCGGTGTTGAAATCCGAGACGCAGTAACGTTTGCTCTGTCCCGCCGCAGGTGGAATCGTGAGATTCGTTCTTATCAGACAGAGACCGACACCTCCAAGTATTATAGACCAAGGGAAGGTGATGTAATTCACTTACCTATGTCAAACTCCACATTCGAAATTATGAGTGTGCGGGATGAGAATCCATTCTATCAGCTGGGCAACCTGCCTATATTCTCGCTCCGTTGTGAGTTGTTTGAGTATAGCGGTGAAGATTTTGATACTAATATTGGCTCCATTGACCAAATAGAGCAGTTTGGTGCGTATCAATATCGGCTGACGTTGGACTCTGCTTCAAATGGATTCCAAGCGAATGAAATTGTCACTCAGGTAAACAACACTTATACTATACAAGGTGAGGTTGTAAACTGGAACGACTCTGACCTTTATCTGTATCTGGCTCATGTTGGTGCCACCAACGACTCTGATTATCGCACATTCACCTTGACCTCTCAAATTACTGGCGGTGATCTGAATTCAGTCGCAACTCCTACATTGGTACAGGAGATGCAAGACATTCAACTAGGATCTCCAGGCGGTAGTTCTGGACTTGTTAGTGACTTTGATATATCAGCATTTGAGTTTATTGACTTCAGTGAAAGTAATCCATTCGGAGATATATCATAATGTTTGGCAATCACTTTTACAACGAACGAGTTAGAAAGTCAGTCGCTGTTTTTGGTGCACTGTTCAATAACTTGTACGTCATTCGAAGGTCTGGTGACAAAGTATTGAATCAGTCTCGCGTACCGCTGGCGTATGCGCCTCAACGAAAATTCTTAGAGCGCATTCAACAGATGCTTGATGGTGAATCAGCAGAGCGCCAAGTTGCTGTCAAGTTGCCTCGTATGTCGTTTGAGATTACAAACATAGCATACGATCCAGCAAGGCAGTTGCCAAAGACAAATTATTTCACAAAGGCTGGTGATACTAGTGATGCTCGCAATAAGTTTTACACGAGCGTGCCATACATTATCAGTTTTGAATTAAACATCTATGCGAAACAGCATGATGATGCATTGCAAGTGGTTGAACAAATTGTACCATACTTCAATCCACAGTATACCATATCAGTTAAACCTATCAGTGGATATGAAAGTATTGTGGACGATGTGCCACTAATACTGAATGGTGTTCAGTTTCAAGATGACTTCGAAGGCGCAGTAGAGGCGCGAAGAACAATCATATATACTCTACAGTTCGATATGAAGATTGCCTTCTATGGTCCAAAGCCATCCGAGAGTGCGGTTATTACTCAGGTGGATGTCGACCTGTTCGATATGGACGTCAACTCAGCCGACTCAGACGAGTATCTTGAGACGGTTCGAGTGACGAATACAAATAATTTTGATGTGCTGGATAGTGATTCCCCCATAAGTTTGCCTCATGCCTACGAATGATGATAAAGAAAATGACTATGAATTCACCCGCGAGACTCTCTACGATCTAATTGTAAAAGGTAGAGAAGGAATCGACGAGTTTATGGAAGTCGCTCGACAGAGCGAACACCCAAGAGCATACGAAGTCCTCGCCAAACTAATAAAGGACACTGCTGATACCTCATCACAACTTATGGATCTCCACAAAAAGAAAAAGGAGATTGAAAAAGTTGACCAACCCAAACTGCCTCCTACAACTAATAATGTATTTGTTGGATCGACTTCTGACCTACAGCGTATGCTGAAGAACGCAGAAAAAGATATAACACCAGATGATAGTAGAGACTCAGAACGATAGACAGCATACCTATCTCGGCAATATAAATGTAAAGCGAGATGGCGTAGAAGAAAACTGGACTCAGGATAAGGTTCAAGAGTATGCCAAGTGCATGCAAGACCCTTCTTACTTTGCGCGCACCTATCTAAAAGTCATCAACTTGAACCAAGGTCTTGTGCCATTTGAGTTGTATCCCTATCAAGAAACGATGTTCAAACAGTTTAACGACCATCGTTTCAACATTGTACTAGCATGTCGTCAGTCTGGTAAGTCTATTTCATCTGTTGCCTTCCTGCTCTGGTATGCTTGTTTTCACCCAGAGCAGACCATTGCCATACTAGCGAACAAAGGGGCGACTGCTAGAGAGATGCTGGCGCGTGTCACCTTGATGCTAGAAAACCTACCTTTCTTTTTGCAACCTGGATGCAGATCACTGAATAAAGGGAGCATTGAGTTTAGTAACAACTCTCGGATCATTGCCTCTGCTACTAGTGGATCATCTATTCGTGGTTTGTCAGTAAACTTACTGTTCCTTGACGAGTTTGCCTTTGTTGAACGTGCTGCTGAATTCTATACTTCAACCTATCCAGTTATCTCATCAGGTGCAAACACCAAAGTGATTATTACCTCCACCGCTAATGGTATCGGTAATCCGTTTCATAAAATTTGGGAGGGTGCTGTACAAGGCGTCAACGAGTATAAACCGTTTCGTGTTGATTGGTGGGATGTCCCTGGAAGGGATGAGGCGTGGAAGCAAGAGACAATCAATAATACTTCTCAATTGCAGTTTGACCAAGAATTTGGTAATACTTTCTTCGGAACAGGCAACACGCTAATCAATACTGAAACGTTATTGAATCTGAAGGCACAGCCTCATAAGAGAGTTTTGGAGGGTGGAGATCTACTGATATACTCTGATACCAAAAAGGATCACCAATACATTATGTGCGTCGATGTAGCAAAAGGAAGAGGACAGGATTATAGTACGTTTAACGTAATCGACATTAGCACCAGACCATTTAAACAGGTGGCTGTGTATCGGAATAATATTATCTCTCCAATACTCTTTCCGAACATTATCTATAAGTATGCGAATCTCTACAATAACGCATATGTCATTGTCGAAAGTAATGACCAAGGCGCATTGGTTTGTAATGGTTTGTACCACGATCTTGAGTATGATAACATGCACCTCTCCTCTACTGTTAAGTCTAGCGGTATTGGGGTGGAGATAACAAGGAGGACAAAGCGCCTCGGTTGTTCTGGGTTCAAAGACTTACTTGAGGAGAACAAACTAGAAGTTGTAGACGACAATACAATTTTAGAAATTAGCACCTTTGAAGCAAAGGGCACTTCATGGGAAGCGTCTGAAGGCAATCATGATGACCTAGTGATGAACCTAGTCTTGTTTGGGTTCTTTGCCACCACTTCGTATTTTATGGAAATGACGGACATTAACATCAAAGAGATGTTGTATGAACAGCGTATGCAAGAGATCGAGGCTGATGTTCCTCCGTTTGGTTTCCAAAATACCGACGTTGAAGAAATTACCTATGAAGATAAACTCGATCCATACAGCATGGTCGACTACACGATCGATCATACTGTTGGCCAAGATTGGTGAAACTATAAATAAATGCATTGAACATCTAAATAGATGCGTCCTTATTATGCTAACATATCATAATTCTTTCGAAAGAGGATAAGAAAATGGCACTGACAGCTCCTTCTATGTCACCTGCTATCGTCGTCAGAGAAATCGACCTCACTGGTGTTGCACCAAACGTCGAAACTTCTTTGGCTGGCTTTTGCGGTGCATTTAAATGGGGTCCAGTGGACGTACCAACCCGAGTGCAAAATGAGGACGTACTGGCTACCAAATTTGGAACACCAGACACGGCTCAGGCTGTAGACTACTTCAGTTGTGCTCAGTTCCTGCGTTACTCTGGAAACCTTATCGTCAATAGGACGATACCAACTGGTACAATATCATCAGGCGACTCAGCAATGAATGCAAACATTGATGGCGCTAGTGGTGTACTGGTCAAAAACGAAGATCATTGGGAACAACAATCCCTAAGTTCTAGTCTTTATGCTAAGTATCCAGGCGAACTTGGCAACTCACTCAACGTATCAATCTTCTGTAGATCTTCAGGCGCTACTGACTCAGCTACATTGTCAGACTTTGAAGGTTGGGATTATGCAGATAGATTTGATGACGTTGTTGGAACGTCTCAGTGGGCAACTGATGCTCCTGGAACTAATAGCAATGACGAAATCCATATTGCCGTCATTGACTCAGACGGTCTTATTTCTGGTACAAAGGGTACAGTCCTTGAGACTTTTGCCTTTGTTTCAGTAGCACTTGGTGCTAAGACTGAAGATGGTGGTGACAACTACATTAAGAACGTATTGAACAACGGTTCAAATTACGTTTGGTTTGCTGATGCTGACTCTTCACTTTCTGTACTTGGCGCCAACGCCAACGTCACTAAGTGGGGTACTGCTCCAGCAGTTGGTACTACCACAGACTATGCCTCTCAGGTTACATGGTCTGCCGCAAATGCTAGTAACCGTCTAAGTGGTGGTCAAGATCACGGCGATTTTGATGCTGGCGATTATGGCACTGCATTCGATAAGTTTGAGGACGTCGATGAAGTTGATGTTCAAATTCTTATTGCTCCAGGAATGAACACTAAGACTGATCAAGTTACTGTTGTAAATGATCTCGTCGGTATCGCTCAATCCACTCGAAAGGATTGTGTTGTGTGTGCGTCACCAAACCGCGCAGCTGTAGTGAATAACATCACTCCAGTAACGGATACTTTGGAGACCACGGATGACTTTACCGCATCTTCATACTTAATCGTTGATAACAACTACTTGCGCATTTATGACAAGTACAACGATGAGTACATTTATATCCCAGCCGCTTCTACTACTGCTGGTCTGCTTGCAGCTACGGATGCAAACTTCGGACCATGGTACTCACCAGCTGGTGAGCGTCGAGGCGAATATACTGGTGTAACCAACCTTGCTTATAGCCCTAACAAGTCTGAGCGGGATTCACTGTATAAGAAGGGTGTAAACCCAATCGTACAATTCCCAGCTCGCGGTATTCTCTTGTTCGGTGACAAGACTAAGCAAAGTCGACCATCTGCGTTCGATCGAATTAACGTTCGACGTTTGTTCCTTGCTCTTGAGAAATCTGTCTCAATTGCTGCACGAAACTTCCTGTTCGAATTCAACGACGAGTTTACTCGCTCTGAGTTCGTAGCAATCGTTGAGCCACTCCTCCGTGAGGTACAGGCTCGTCGTGGTATTCAGGACTTCTTCGTACAGTGTGACGAGAGAAACAACACGCCAGAAGTTATCGACCGTAACGAACTGGTTGCCTCAATCTTTATCAAACCTGCTCGATCCATCAACTTCATCACTCTTAACTTCGTTGCTACTCGCACTGGAGTTGACTTTGAGGAGATTGTTGGGCGAGTTACTTTCTAACTTGAATTCATCTAGGAGACTATAATGGCAGTTTTAAGAGTAGATGATTTCAAAGGCAAACTGAGTGGTGGTGGTGCTCGTGCTAACATGTTCAATGTTATGTGCGAGTTTCCAGGTTACGCTGGTGGCGATAAAGAACTTACGAGCTTTATGTGCCGTGGTGCGCAGGTTCCAGGCTCTACTATCGCGGCTATTGACGTTCCGTTCCGTGGACGTATCGTAAAGTTGGCAGGAGATCGTTCCTTTGCTGATTGGACTGTTACGATCTACAACGACACGAACTTCTCAGTCCGTGACGCCTTTGAAAATTGGATGGACGGCATGAACTCGCACCAAGGAAACCTTGGTACGTTTGCCAATGATGCTGGTTCGACTTATGCAACTGATTGGGATGTAGAGCACCTCGATCAAACTGGTGCGGTCATTAAGACCTACAAGCTGCGAAATGCTTTCCCAGTTGATCTCTCTACTATCGAGCTTGCATATGATCAGGCTACTGAAATCGAAACGTTCACTGTTACAGTGGCATACGATTACTGGACTAGTAACACAACCTCGTGATCAGCTATTTAAGCTGACACTAGATATACGTGGGAGCGGTTCGCCGCCCCACGTTTTTCTCCACACAGGACACTAAGATGGCTGACGACGGATTTAAAATATTCGGATTTGAAATAAAGAGGAATAAGAAAGATGAAGCGGAACCATTACCTTCTGCTTCTGTAGTTCCTCCTGCTGATGATGATGGTGCTGGATATGTCACCTCGCCAAGTTATCACTATGGCATGTATGTCGACATATATGCTGACCTACACGTTAAAGATCAGATCGATCTTATCAAACGTTATCGTACCTCAGCGACTCAGCCTGAGGCAGACATGGCAATTGAAGAGATTGTCAATGAAGCAATCGTCATACCCGACGATGAAAATTGTGTAACCTTAAACCTTGATCGTGTTGATGTATCTGAAAGCATCAAGAAAAAGGCACAAGAAGAATTCGATGGGATTTTGAATATGCTCTCGTTTAATGAACGAGCACATGACATATTCAAGTCTTGGTACGTTGATGGTCGCTTATACCATCACATGGTCGTGGACACAAATAACCTGAAGGCAGGTATTCAAGAAGTCCGACCAATCGACTCAATTAAAATTCGCAAAGTAAAAGATGTCAAGAAAGATACTGACCCAAAAACTGGCGCGAAGGTAGTAAAGAAAGTTGATGAGTTTTATATCTTCAATGAAAATGCTGCAAAGAAATCAAAGCCAGGAGTGACTATTAACGACGGTACAAACAAGGCTGTTAAGCTATCAAAGGACAGCATCAGCTATGTCACCTCTGGTATGCTAGACGACACAAAGTCCAAAGTTGTTTCTCATCTTCACAAAGCAATGCGCTCTATCAATCAGCTGCGCATGATGGAAGACAGCTTGATCATCTATCGTTTGTCGCGTGCCCCAGAACGTCGTATCTTCTACGTTGATACTGGCAACTTGCCGAAGGGTAAGGCTGAAGAATATATCAACAGCTTGATGAGTCGATATAGAAATAAGCTGGTTTACGATCAAACCACTGGACAGCTGAAGGATGACCGAAAGCATATGTCAATGCTTGATGACTTTTGGTTGCCTCGTCGTGAGGGTGGTCGTGGTACGGAAGTGACCACGCTTCCAGGTGGTCAAAACCTTGGTGAGATTGATGACATTCGTTACTTCCAACGCAAGCTGTACCAGTCACTGAATGTACCAGTGTCGCGACTTGAGCAAGAGCAAGCATACTCACTCGGTCGTGCTACTGAAATCAACCGAGAAGAAATTAAGTTTCAGAAGTTCATTACTCGATTGAGAATGCGTTTCTCAAAGTTGTTTGTTGGCATTCTGAAACAGCAGTTAATCTTAAAGGGTATCATTACTGAGGCTGATTGGAACAACTCGTTTAACAATAAGCTGATGGTTGATTACTACAAAGACAACCACTACACCGAGCTGAAAGACGCAGAGGTAATGCGCGAGCGACTGAACCTTATGGATCAGGCGTCTCAGTATGTCGGTGAATACTTGTCCAAGGATTGGGCAATGAAAAACATTTTCCGTTTTGATGATGAGGACATCAAAGAAATGGAAGCGCAACGACAACGTGAAATTGATTCTGGAGAAGTTGACCCAGATAATAATGACGACGATCAAAACTCTAATCAGTGAGGAATATTATGAGCGAAGAAGCAGAAGTAGAAGTAACAGACACCCCTGAATATAGTGTTCAAGCTATGCTTGACGCTATTCATAACCAAAACCTCGTAACAGCCAGAGCCAACTTCGACGCAGTTATTCAACAGAAGATTGATACTGCAGTAGAAGCGGAGAAGGTTTCCATTGCAAATGCTGTTTACAATGGCCTTGAAGCTGAGGAGTCTGATGAAGAAGAAGTAGAAGTCGAAGCTAGTGCTGAAGCTGAAGAAGCTGAAGATACTGAGGAGGAGGACATTGAAGTAACTGACGCCGAAATCGAAGCAGAAATAGATGCTATTATTGCTGACGAAGAGGAAGAGTCAGAAACTGAAAATGTATAAATATTTCCATGAAGACTTTTACAGAGCTTCGAAATAAAAAATTAACGGGCAA